ATTAAGTAAAGCTCTACAAAGTTCTATCACTTCGGACTCTTCTTCTGCTTTCTGTTTACAAGCATTTAGCATTTCTTCAGAATCTAAATCTTTAATAGAATCAAGCAATACAAGAGCTGTTCTACAAGAACCTAAACAATCAGTAGCTATCTGCTTCAAAACCTCTTCAGGAGCTTCTATTTGCTCTTTTTTACATATCCTTTTTAAAAGTCTTATAATACGTCTAGGAGAAAGCTCTGATACCTGTAAAGTGGTGCATCTAGTCTTTATAGTCTTTAATAATTTCTCAGGATTTGTTGTAGCAAGAATAAAATAGACGTGAGCAGGTGCTTCTTCTAATAACTTTAAAATAGCTTCTTGAGCTTGTTTACTCAATCCGTGGCACTCATCTATTAAGTAAACAGTACAATCTCCGTTTACTGGCTTATATTGCACCGCTCTTCTTATATCTCTAATAGTATCAATACCATTAAAATCAGCGGTATTATATTCATAAAAATCCTCATTAGAACAATTCAAAGAATTTTTAATTATTCTTGCTAAAGTAGTTTTACCATTTCCGCTAGGACCTGTGAACATTATGGAATGTGGTATTCCATCTTTTCTTGAAAGCATAGATTCTAACTTTAATTTCAAATCCTCATTTCCCTCAAAATCTTCTAACTTTTGAGGTCTGTATTTTAGATATAAACTCATTGTTATTAATCTCTTTCTATTATTACTTGTCTAGTACCAATTCCATTTGCATCAGCTTCTTTTGTTATGTATTTCATAACATCATCAATTTCATTTCTTATTAATGGAATCAATAGTTCTGCAAAGATAATTTCCATTGGTTTAGATTCATCAACTGTTTCTGTGTTATGTGAGAATTGAATCCCAACTTCTGACTTAGTTCCAATTTGTTTAATTTCTAAAATGTATTTAATCATTTTATACTCCTTTGTTTTATATTAATTACTACTCTTATTTAATAACTTGTCTAATCTACTAATTTTAAAGTCTGTTATACTTTTTATTTCATTTTTATATCCTAATCTATCTAATTTCATCTCTATTTGTGCTAAAATTATTTTGACATCTACTAATTCCTCAATTAATTCATTAATATAAATTCTATTTCTTCTCAAATGGCTAATTGCTACAATTAATTCAGCGGACTCTTCTTGTAGATGTTCTAATCTATTCTCAAAGGTAAAAGCATCTGTAGCTTTCTCAATTACTTCTTTCATAACTCTATTTCCTCTTTTTCGTACCAGCTTCCATTTACAGGTGTTAATTCTCCCTCTATCTCTAAAGGAACAATTATCCATTTCCATAATTTTCTAATTTTAATCTCCATTATGTATTTAACTATTTCAAATACTTCCTCTTTTTCTTCAGGATGTATTCCAAGTATCATTGAGTCGTGTATTTGCCCCATAACATAAGATTTCATTTTTCTTTTTTTAAATTCATCATTTACTAAGATCAGACTCATCAATAAAATATGAAATGCTGAACCCTGGATAGGATAATTATTTGCATCATTTTTACCCATTGCTTTTTTAAGTAAAAATCCTGTCTTAGTTCTAATAAATCCTTTTTTAAGATAATCTGAATAGTTTTTCTTTTTCCATTGTGAATAAACTTTAAATCTTTTATTCCAAAAAATATCTTCTACTTTTTTAATGTGATTGGTAAACTGTTTGAGTCCATTTATCCCTTTAGATTTAAGCCAAGTTCTCATAGAAATACCTGACTTAGTTTTTAAATCTATTTCAGAAATAGCACTCCATAAACCTTTAGCACAATTAACAAAATAATCTCCATAAAATTCAGCAAAGGTAAATCTATTCTTTCCGTAAAATCTTATAGTTTTTGTCATTTCGTGTAATGGTAATTTATAACAATCCATAGAAACGTCTCTGTGCATATCTTTTGTCTTATCTAATAAATAAGATTCCATTACAGGGTCTTTATGATGGCAATGTGCAATTTTAACCTCCAGTCCTGAATAGTCAAATTCCCCTATCATAAATCCTTTTTTAGCAAATATTCCTGATCTTATTATTTTCTTAATTTCAGGGTCTCTAACAGGAATATTTTGAAAATTAGGAGCATTACAAGAGCTTCTATATGTTCTTGTTGTATTCAGATTGTAATTAGGGTGTAATCTACCCTCTGAAGTTTCACAAAGAATAGAATGTATGAAAGTACCTCTAGCATCTTTTAATTTATCTAGTTGTAATTTTTTCTCATAAAAAGATAAATTCATTTGTGAAAGAGCATCCTTATCTGTAGATGGATTACCTTTATCTGTAAATTTAACAGGTTCTATTCCCATTTCATTATATAAAATATCAGACATCTGTTTAGAGGAATCTATATTAAATTTAGCTCCATATTTATCTTTCCATTTAGAAATAATAGGGTCTTTTTCTAATAATCTTTCTAATCTATTTATCTTTTTTGTCAATACATCAATTTGCAAATTAAAATAATCTTCATCAATATAAAATCCGTTATGCTCTACATCAGACAAAGACAAAGAAGCTCTATGAAATAAACCATAAGCATCAATTAAATTTTCATCTGTTAATTGTTTAAATTGTTTTTTATAAAGTCTATATTCATATAAAGAATCAAGAGCATTATATATAAGTAATTCCTCTAATGGAGCTTCTTTTATTCTATTAAAACCATTTTCTCCAGTCTCTTTTTTAGAAGATGTAGACTTCAGGAAAGACACGATATTAGAAGAGTAATCAGCTATTCCTAATTGAACAAAAGATTGAAATTTAACAGAAGAAATACCACCTCTATTATCTAATATATGCGGAGCAAGACAAACATCAAATATTACAGAATTTGTATTACATTTTAAAATCTCTCTTCCCCATTTTATTTCAAATTTTATATTTGCCATTATCTTTTTAGCTTTTTCTGACAATAGATATTTTCTCAAAGCTGGTACTATATCATCAGACATTAAAAAAGCATAAGAAACACCCTTAAAATAAACAGAACAAGAATAGATAAAATGACCTTTAACATAAGGTTTTAATCCTGAAGTTTCATAATCAAAAGCAGTTATGCAATCAGTCTTTGCAATCTTCTCTAATAAATCAGATATTTCTTTTTTATTTCTAAGCAGTTTACACTTCTTTTTATCCTCTTCTATATCTGAACATACAAAAGGTTTTTCCAATGTCTTAACAGCTCTTAAAATGTCTTTTTCAGTTATAGTATAATCTATACTATCATTCTCTAAATGCTTAATCTCTAAAATAGGACAAACATAACAGTTAAATCTTTTATCAGGAACTGCAAAACCCCTCCATTTTTCAATAGAACCAGTTTTACCTGAAAAGAAATCCCCAAATAAAGACTGAATAGATTGAATACCTACAGCAATTATCAGATCAGGATTTAATTTTTTAATCTTATTTATAGTTCTGTTTCTACAATTCTCAACGTCCAATAAAGTAGCTGTTTTAGTATGGCAATTAACAGCGGAAAGAACCCAACAATCATTCTCAAAATCAATTCCTGCTTTTTTAAGCATTGATTTTATTTTAATTCTATCACTACCAGCTAAATGTTTTCCTTTATTATCCGCATTTGCTGATATTCTTGAATTAAGAATTAATATTTTTTTATCCCCTGAACCTGATACGTCTTGTTTCGGTGTTTCGCATTTTCTATATAACCCACAAAGTACGCATTTATTACGTTTAGTATCTTTTTGACCTATCTCATTTACTGAAAAAAATCCCATAATCTCTCCTATGTTTTAAAAAATCCGTTTTTGATATTCCTGAACGGTAACAGGATAACCAAATAACCAATAAGGAATTATTTTAATCTTTTTTAACCATTAATAAAGAAACGTGTTCAAAATTATCTCCTGAAATCTTTAACAAAGAATCTGTTATTTGTATTTTAGAATCTAATTTTACTAACTCACACAAAAAGGATAATTTAATAGCAAACTCAATATCTCCATCAAATCTGATCTTCTTGCTATGCTCTGCAAAACCTTTTCTTGATTGAGTTTTAACAGTAATATTATTCTTAGATAGAGTAACAGTTACAGCATCATTACCATAATCATCTACAGCGAAAGGTTTAACTTCTTCTAACATAGATTCAATATTTCTAGGAAAAGAAACAGAATCTCCGCTTACATTCATAATAGAGTCTATATTAGGAAACTTTAAACAACTATTCCTACAAGAAAAAATAACTTTATTCTCATTCCTGAAATGAATCCAAGAATCGGAAACCATATACTCTATAGGACTATAATTGCATAATTGTTTAGCAGAATCTTTATCAATCAAAAATTCATTTTCAATTTCTGACTCCATTTCATATTTTGTAGCTCTTTTATTATCAGAAGAACAAGCATAAGAATCTTTAATATAAATATTACATAAAACTGGCTTTGACATATCATTTGACGTGGTAAACGAAGTAAAATTAATTGCTTCTACAAAATCTTTAGGTAAATCTTGCCAACTATCCTCTATGCTAATTTCATCAAAAGATAATTTAATATCACTATCAATTTTAATTCCTGCTTTACTTCTTTTTCCTTTCAGCAAAAGAATATTATTATCTACAGATAATTCAAATTCATCTGCCGTGCATTTGTCTAAATATGATATTAATTCTTTAGATGATACAGCTCCTTTAATTCCTGTTTTAAGTGGAGCTAAAACGCTAACCTCATCATTATAAGTTCTTACTGTATCAGTATCAAAAATTATGGCATCTGATTGTTCCATTGTAGCTTTTTTTGATATTCCAGGTTTTAAATTGGAAATTACGTCTTTTAGTTTTTGCTTTTGTACTTTCATTAATTCTCCTTATTTATAATTGTTACATTCTATATAACTAAACATTTTTTCATTTTTAAAGGTTTTATTCATTTTCTTCAGAACTTTTCCAAAAGGATTGTAAACATACTTGTCCTTTCTTCAAACATTGTAGAACAGTTACACAAACATTTTCAGAAAAATCCCCATCTCTAAGAAGCAACCAATTCAATCTCATAGCTTGTTTTTGCTTCTCTTCATCTGTTTGGTTCAATGCTAACATTCCAGTAACGTGTGCATATTTTCTTTTATCTTCGGAAAAGTTATTTCTATTTAAAGTTTTCTGATTATAACTTTTAGCATCAGCTTGAGTTGGAACTATTATCAAAGGTTGGTTTAGTTCTTTATCTAAACTCCATTTTCTTAATGCTTTCCATTTTTTGTTTTCTTGATGTCTAAATTCATTATTTCCTTTTTCAGGAGCAAGAATATCAGCATAATCAATAATAACTACATCAGGAACAAACCCATCATCTTTTTTCCAATTAAGACAAATATTACGCAAATCACTAGCTGAAACTGTATCTGTAGGAAAACAAGCTAATCTGAATTTACCTTTTCTCATTAATTTTCTGAAAGACTTGATCTTCTTCCAAGCCTCCCTCCAAGTTAATGGTGTTTTTATATTCTCTATTTCAGTATTTACTTCTAATCTTGAACTAGACTTTTCATCATCAGAATCAGAATCTTCTAACCATTCCCCAAATACAGGAACTTCAACTTCTCCACAAAATTGTTCTCTATCAGATTTTCCTGCAATAGATATAGCAATACGTCTTATCATTTGCTTTTTAGACATATCTCCTACACCAAAAAATACTACATTCAATCTATAAGATAAAGCTCTTTTAAGAAACTCGATTAACCACCAAGTTTTACCTCTTTTTTCAGGTCCTAGTATTCCAATAAATCCAGCTCTTGTTAAATAAGGATTTATCATTTGACCTAAAGCTCCATTAAACTTAAATAATGGTTCTGAATTTTCCTCAAAAGCCTCTCTTATAACATTATAATCAAGCATAGGTTCTGAAAAGTCTGAACCTGCTATTTTAGGTAATACAAAAGTCTCTTGTAATTCAGAAGCCTTTTCAATTTCTCCAGCTTTGATTAGAGAATCCATATCTGATTTAAGATTTTTCAAAGCCTGTTCTTGGAAATACTTCTCTGATTCATTAAGAACAAACCTGTAATCAAAAGCACTACTTGAGTCAAATTCTTCAGAAAGTAATTCTAAAAAATCTTCTAATACTTCAATCTCATCTTCAGGTACTGACTTCTTTTTATGAATAAAAATATTCTGAATATTAGCTTTAGGAGTCTTTTCATATTTATCAAAATATTCAGTACACCAATTTATTATTATTTTAACAAATTTTGAAGATATGTACTCTTCTGTATATACAGAACTTATTTTCTGAACAAAATCATCTGACATTATGAAAGCTGTGGCTATATCTTTTTCTAATTTAGTATTTACTTTTCTTCTTCTCATTATTAAAGCTCCTTAAATACTACTGAATATGAAAAACTAAGTATTCTGTTATAAATTCTTTCAGGTAAAAAATCACCCAAAACTTTTAAATTCTCGAAATTTGAAGTGAATATTGTAGGAAGCATTTCTTCAAATCTATATAAAATCAAATCATCAAATTTGTCTATCCAAAATTTACTGGAAATAGCCCCAACATCATCAATCAAAAGAACACCATTAAAATCTCTTATCTTAATAAAATTCTCTATGCTTTGGTTTATATCAGAATCAAATAGAGTTGAAAATCTGACAAACAAAACATCAAAATCTTCAGCTATTTTTTTAAGATAAGCTACAGCGGTATAAGTTTTACCAGTTCCACTTTTACCTACAATCCATAAATGATTTTCAAATTCTACGTTATTAAATAATTCTTGTCTTTTAGAATTTAACTTATCAAACTCTGCTAATAAATGTCTTTTAGGTATTTTTGAAAGATGTAATCTTTCATCTACTTTCGATTTAATTCTTTCTGATCTTAATTTATTTTTATGTTGCTCTTTGCATTTATCACAAAGATTTTTATAAAAATCAATAACCATAAAATCAGACATTTTCAATTTGATATTATATGAATTGCAATTACAACAATCACAAAAACATTTACTATCATCAATTTTGGTTGGGTATGTCCAATCATTCTTAACAGCTTCAATAAATAATTTTAAATTTGAAGCAGAAGATGAAATCACTTTTTTAAACTTTTCAGAAAGTTTAAGAGAATGATTTTTGGACAAATCATCAAGAATACTATTTGCGTTATCAATTAACCGCAAATCAGCTTCTTTTTGTTGTTGTATCATTTCCTCACTATTCATAACACCTAAATCTCCTTTTTTTGTTGTTTTAAGCAATTCTGAGAGCTTTATTAAAGTTTTATGACTCTTTGTCTAGGTCAACCCTTTGCCATATCTTAAAATCGCTTTATTTATAAAACGCAAATTAATTTACTTTTTAAAGCCCAACGATATATCTACCATCTTTTTCAGTTCTTTTTCTTTTATCTTCCATTTCCTCATCTGTAGACAAAGCCATTCCTTTTTCAAATTCATCAACACTTTTAGTCTTTCTTGATTTTTCAGACTTTGTTTCAGAATCTTCAACTCTCCATTCCATCCAGCCATTTATTACATCTTCAAATCTTTGAGTATTACGCAAAAGCCCTATAGGAGTTACCCAAGTTAATTTTTCAATTCCCAAAACTTTGCTTTTTCTTATAGCTGTGAAAAAATCTTTCCAATCATCAAAATTAGGAAAATCATTTCTTCTAGCAATAATCTTACTTTTTAGTTGTGAGGATAATTTTCTTATTCTTGGAAAGTTAGTTTTATTAGAAGCAATACTATTCCATTTACCAATTATCAAATAACAAAATATTGTATCATTAATTTTTAACAAAGATTTACATTCTTTCATATCAACAAAAGTTTTTATTTCATTATCAATATTTTTATTATCAATATTTTTATTTTTGTCAAAATCTTCATTGTTCAAAAAATTTTCTTTTTTATTTTCTTTTTTATTTTCTTTTTTATTATATTCAGTATTATTATATTCAGTATTAATAGTGTCTGATTTTGTGGTATCAGATTTTGTGTTATCTGATTTCGTGTCATCGGGTTTTGTGGGAACAGGTTTTGGAACTTTATTAAATAATTCATAATCTTCATCATTTGGGTATAATATGTACTCAGAATTGCCAAAACCTTTGTCTGTTCTTTTTTGATGTCTTAGTAATAATTTAGCATTTGATAGCTCTTTCATACTACTACTTAATGATGTTTTGCCTATTTTAAAATGCTTACAAATTTCAATTTCATTAAAATCCCAATCCTCATCTTTTGAACATAAATAAGCAAATACACCAACACTTTTTGCGGATAAACTTCCATCAAATAATTCATTAGATATTATTGTGAAATTCTTATTTATTTTTTCCTTTAATCTATTAATCATTTCTACCTCCAATAATTAATTAAAGGAATCTATCGTGTAGCCAGTTCGGTAAGTTCCTCTGTCTGAAATCTTTGTCTTAATAATAGTGTGTGGGAAACCCTTTCTCCGACAAAGGAAAAAGAATAGGGCATTTTCAAGGTAGCTACTCCTCGCCCACAAATTAAATTTATAATATTATTTCAATTTTACAAGTATTCTTTGCTATTTGGTTTTAATTTTTTATAATCTATGTTCTGACTATCAAGATACTCTACCCAGCATTTATTGCTATATTTGCATCCATCTTTAAAACCTTTATCTATAGCCAACCTAATAAAAAATAAACTGACAATAGTACAGATCAATCCCATTAGAACCAAAGCAAACATAACATTAAATTCATTTTTGTTAATACTCATTTTTTCTCCTTAAAATAAAAAAACCCATTGGAGAACAAAAAAACTCCAATGGGTTAAAACAAAGGAAAAACCAATTTATAATTAATTTCTCTATTTTTATAATACAACAAAAAATTAACTTATCAAATAAAAAGTTCACTTTTTATCGAAAAAACTTCTTCCTTAGTTAAATCTCCAGGGTCTCCACTTATCTCCAACACTTCAACATCAGCGAATAAACCTAATTCACAAGCAAGAGATTCAGCCTTATTAATTGCATCTTCATCATACATTATGAATATCTTTTTAAACTTCTTCATCAACAGTATTTGTTCAGTAGTATATTCTGTTCCAAAAGTAGCAACAGCACAATTTCCTAACCTCCAAACATCTGTTATGCCCTCTACAATTATTACTTTATCTCCTTTTATATTATCTAAATTGTAAAGACAATTTTTAATACTTCTATTTTCCATATCTCTAGGACAATTCTTATATCTAGTTTCATTTTTACCTGTAATATCTCTTCCTGTGAAAGTAACTAAATTTCCATTGTGATATACAGGCATAATTAATCTATTCTTAAAATTGCCTAAAATACCAGTTCCTTTTATTTTATATTTGTCTTTTATCTCCCTCCAATTAAAGTTTCTTTTTTTCAAAAATTTGATATGTCTAATATCAATGTCTTTAAATTCTTTAGGAAGTTTTATATCTTCGCTTCTATAACGTCTCTCATTACGTTTAATAGGTTTTACGATACTAGAGTCGTTAAATCTATAATATCTCTTATATATCTCTTTAAACGGCATATTAGATAATCTAAGAAATACTTTCTTTGGTTGGTGTTTTCCACACCTCCAGCATTTAAAAGTATTGTATACAGTAGAAAATCCTAGATGATAAGAAGTATCAGAACAAAAAGGACACGATATATGAATCCAATCAGCTCCAATATTCTTACCCTCTGTCATATAAGGTATATTATTTTCTAAGCAAAAAGAAATAAAATCAATCATAATTTACTTCAATTCATAGCAAGCTACATTACAAGACTCACCAAATCTGTTTTTCACTTCAGCATTATGGGTAATAATGGTGTGATTCTTTCTTAATTTATGAATTACAGAAGATAATCTGTAAACTCCTAAAATACTCCAAGATTCTAGTGGTGTGATTGTTTTGTTCTCGATTAGATACTTCAATACTCTGTCTGTCTGTTTCATTTTTCCTCCTGTTTTAATAATTGAAACTTAACTTAATATAACTATTTTATTTTTTATTTTTCAAGGTCTTTGTTAAATTAGATATAATATTTGTATTTGAGACTGTTTTACCCTCAATAATAGCATCAATATTGTTTTGTTTTTCATTCAACATATCTACAATGGTTTCATCTATAGAACCAACTCCAACAGCATAATAAATATTAACTGATTCAGACTCTTGTCCTATTCTATGAATCCTATCTTCTGCTTGCTGTAAATCCCCTGGAGTCCACGGTAACTCTACAAATAAAGTATTACTTGCTTTTGTTAAAGTTAAACCAACACCCATAGCTTTAATATTACCAACGATTATTCTGATCTTATCATTATTTTGAAAAGCATTTACAGAATAATCTCTATCTGCTCCTGAACAAGAACCATCAATTTTTACGGAAATGTCTTTATATCTTTCTACAATAGAATTAATTATGTTTGTGTGAGTAGCAAATACTACAAGTTTTTCTCCAGTTTCTAAAAAATCATCTATCCAATTCTCAACAGATTTCATTTTACCTTTGACTGATAATTGTTTTAGATATTCAATTTTAACTAAAGTTTCAGCTCTTTCTGCTTTTTCTGCTTTTTTAGCATTTTTAGTATATAACCAAGCAATAAAATCATTTTCAGCTTTTGTGTATTCATTATAATTATCTAATTCAAAATTCAAAGGAATTTTTTGTTTGTTAGGTAATTGAGTTAAAACTTCACTTTTCTTTCTCCTTATCATAATTTTATTATTTATTTTTTCGTGGAGTTCTGATTTATTTGTTGCTCCTGAAAAATCCCAACCATACATAGTTCTTCTAGCTCCACAATATCTTTGAGCAAATCCCCAAAACTTAAACATATTAGGTTTAATGAAATCAACAATATTGAAAAGCTCAATAGGTCTATTCAAAATAGGAGTTCCTGTTAAAGCTATTCTGTGAGGAATCTCCTTAGCTATAGCTTTTACAGCTTTGCTTCTTTTAGCTTTAACGGATTTTATGTAGTGAGCTTCATCAATTACAATTATTTTAAATTTATATTCTGTTAAATGTTTTAACCAAGAAGAAATTATATCATAATTAATAATTACTATTTCAGAAGTTATTTCATAAGGTTTTTTCCCTGATAGTATTTCTACACTAGGAATATCAATCATAAATTTTTCAATTTCTCTTAACCAGTTAATTTTCAAAGAAGCAGGAACTACAATTAGAACAGGTCTTTTGTCTGTATTCTCTGCTATATAAGATATTGCTTGAATAGTGTTATGTGATACAATAAACTGTTCTATTATGTAAAGTCTATCTTTAGCATCTACAGATATGCAAGTAGCTTCTTCATCGCACAAATAATCAATACCCACAATACTTCTAACTAATTTTGAACTAACTTTCCATTTTATTCTATTACTATCTCTTTTGAAAGGATTAAAAGGAAGTCTGATAGATATATTATAATTATCTAATTCATAAGAAATTTTCCCATTTCTAACTCTAGTTCTTCCCTCAACTAGGGATTTAACAGCCATTCCTCCTAATGATTGTACTAAATACACAACATCATCTGCTAATTTTAGTGATGATGTACTATATCTAACTCTAGCTCCATTTACAGTTCCATCACAATCCAATAATCCAGCTAATAAATCTTTACGTTGTTTTATAGAGCCGTATAAATATTTTTCAGGAATAAATTTATATTCACCTGTTACATTCAAATTAACACTTCTTATATAATCATAATAAGGATTTTTATTTTTTAAATGGTATTTTATACTATAAGCAGTAGAAGTTCCGTAATCAGCTCCCTCTGACAATGAATATTCATTGTTATCTTTTAATATGTTTTGTATTATTTCAGGAACTTCTTTATCCCCAGGAACAAATCGTATACTGCTAGTCAAAGACCCATCAGCAATCAAAACACCTAAAATATAAGGGTCTATTAATAGATTTTTATTACTGTAATTGATCGGTTCACATAAAGGAATAGACCATTTTGAAGAGCCATTATTATAAAATAAATCATCCATTAAATCTCTAGTTTTTAGAGTTCTAAAATCTTTACCTCTTTTTCTGTCATTAGAAGATAGTACAGACCATAAATGATCTAATCCTACATCACTATAAGTTTTATCGCTGAAGCTGACTCTGTATATAGGTTTAATTCCTTGCGGAAATACTCCATTTACTTTTATAAGATTTCCACTTCTTCCATATATTTTATCGTTTACACGAATATCTTCTATTTTTTTCCATCCGTTTTTGTGTAAAATTTTAGTTCCGTTAATATGTTCTTTCCCAAGTCCCATCTGATCTGCTATTAAGCCCTTTCCATTTACAGACTGCAAAAAACTAAAACCCTCTTTTTGAAATTCATATAATTCAGTATTTATATTCTTTGGTTGAATTTTTTGCAATACAATTTCATTCTCAATCTCAACAACTTCTTCCTTAACTACACTTTTAATTTTCTTAATTTTAGAAAAATTGCCTATAATATCTCTAATTTGATGTCTAACACACTTCTTTAGAGCTTCCATTTGCTTGTTTGAGAGGTTTTTTGTTCTTTTATGCTGATTATATAGAGAAAGACAAAAAGTCCTGTTAAAGCTGTTTAAAAGACTATTTTCAGCCAGCATATATAATGATGAAATAACAAAATCATCATCATTCAATTTCTCTCTTACAGAATCTGAATTTTCATTATTTGATTTTTTATGTATTTTAATATCTTTTTTTAATTCAGACAAATCTTTAATGTCTATTTGTCTTGCATATTTAGGCATTATTCTTTTTAAACATTCAATTTGTTTATCTGATAGACTTCTACCATCTAATACTTGTTCAGCTAGTGAAGAGCAAAAAACAGAATCACTTCCGTTGAAACCAACCCCATTTTGCCTATTGGTTGTTTTAGATAGTTTCTCATCAAAAGTCTGATTATTATAGACTTTTAATAAAGCATTAATCAATGCTGTATTATTACTTCTAATTTCTTCTTTAATTTCTTTTATCATAATAATTCCTTTATTGTTTAGAAGTAATAATAACACGTCTTTTCTAGTTTGTAAAGTGGTAAAGTAAAAAAAAGTTTAAAAAAGTTTAAAATTGAAATATAAATAAAAAAAGAGCTGGTAGTAAATTAATACTACCAACCCTAACTTCCCATTATATTTTAATAAGTCTCGTCTAATTCTTCTAAATCATCAAGACTTTCTTCTTTACTTTTTCCTTTATTAGATTTGCGTTCTTTTGCTAATCTTTCAAACTCTACAATAGCGTGAGCTTCTTCTTCAAGAATATATTTAATATCTGAAGAATGATTAACACACCATTCTCTAATAGCTTCTACAACTAAATCTACACTATCTCTACCAATTATCTTAGCCATAGCAGTAAACCTAACTCTAATCTCTGTAGGAAAATCATCAAGTCTCCAGCAAGAATATTTTCTCTTATTGTACTTAGCACCTTTTTTAGGTCCTCTTTTAGCTCCTTTAGTCTTAGTCATTTTTTCTCTCCTTTTTTAAAAATTTCTTAATACTTTTTTTATTTCTTTAATGCAATTCCAAATTGTAGGATATGAATATCCTTTATTTCTCAAAACTTTAGTAACCTCTGTTCTATTACTAATGTTTTCTTTTATTACATACTCTACAACTTCTTTAGATTCTTTTGATAACTCTCCTTTCAATGAATCAAATCTCATAACTTCAAAAACTGTGTAATCAGATAATTTATAATCTTCAGGTAATTCTTCATTTCTGTTTTTAAATTCAGATTTGATATAATCTATCAATTCATTTTTTATACTCTTATAAAGAATTTTTCCTATTTCGTTTATTTCTCTATCACTATACTTATTGTATATTTTCATAAACTTTACTTTAGCCACTCCTAACAGATCATCAAAAGCAATTCCTGTGCTTTTGTTGAATGAATGACAATATTTATACACCATTAATTCGTACTGTTCCCAAACTTCCTCTGTTTTCATTTATACCTCCTTATTGATTGGTTACAGGTTTATTATAACACATTGAAAATAAAAGTAAAGCACTTTAGTTAAAAAAAGTTAAATTTTTATTAAAAACAATAAAAAACCACCTATACCTAAATAGATATAAGTGGTAAAACCAGGAGAGCTTTTTTTATTTTTTCAGTAATTTATGCACTTCTTTTCTAATATCTTTAACAGATAATATTTCAATTCTGTGCTTCTTTGTGCCTGTTATATCATAGACATTAATTACAGTTTCAGGAAATTCTTTTTCTAACTTCTTGACTGTGGAATTAGGTCTCGTTCTATCAATGCATATTCTATACATTTTTAATCTCCTTTTTAGACTTTACAAATTGCCAATAATTCAGGAACATTAGTACGTTCATATTCAGGTAAACCTGCTGTTTTCATAACCTTTGAATTAGTAGTAGCACCACCTTTTGAGTCGATTAATACAGTATATTCTCCTCTTGTAGTACAAACATAAAAATCAGTTCCATCATAGATAAATCCTTTTTTAAATTGAGAACCTGAAGCATCAGGACATAAACCCTCCCAAGAGAATTGTTCCGCCTGTGATATATTTGTTCCATCAAAATAATTATACCAATAATTCATACAATTAAAAGTCATATAGACTGTTTGAGAGCTATTACAGACAACTTGAAGCTCAATATCATTTTGTCTTTCTGTATAATTAGAAGCTATTGGATTTGCCATATCTATCATACCTGTAGTACCATTAACAGTCAACAAATAATCTTTCATTTCACTAGGTTTATAGCACATAACTTTAGTATCAGTAGTACCATATCTCATACCCATAGCAAATATACCACAATAATAATCAGAAGTATCTTGATTAACTTTTGTAATACTATAACTATTTTCAGCTTGTTTAACAACAGTATAAGTAGTTGGGTGTATATCAAATCCACCCAAAGCCATTAAACCTGTTCCAATAGAAAAGGCTTGAAATTCTGTACTGCCATCAAGTTCAGTTTCTATATCTGCTGATAATACATAATAATCTTCTATAGAATCTTTAATATAAGCTCTAAGTTCTCTCTTTCCTGCATCTGTATAAACAGTTACTAAAAGTAGTCTAAGAACTTCATAGCCACCACTTCCGTTATCTATATATATTTGTAAAGGCTGGAATGTATTACTATATAAGAAATTCATATCTTCCCCATCTGTAATAACAGGAAAAACATCTTGCATTAGATTACTTATTACAAAACCATTATCATATTGAATAATATTGGTTGTCCATTGATTAGTATTTTTATCTTTTTTAAAGAATGTATACATATTACCCATTTGAGTCGTTGGTATTGCTTGCGGTTCTCCATATACATAATTATCATCAGATTCCACACTTGGAAGAACTCCTTGAATACCCTTGACAACAGGAGGAGAACCTGCTAAAGATGAATCAAAAGCCCTTGTTATTTGATTTCCAATGAATAAATCAGGAAAATACCCTTTAAAATTCTTTAAAGAATCCACGTTATAATCAAAATTTCTATCTGACATTTTATTTATCTCCTGTTAATTTTATACTACAATTTTCATTTGAGGTCATTATCATTAATACATCTTCTTGATCTATAAAATTCTTAATTTCAAAATCTTTAAAAGATTCTGCTTTAGATATTGTTAATAAAGTACAATCAGAAGCAACACCGTTACTATCAGTAGTAATTAGAACAATATCCATATCTGTATCAGAATTATTACTTATTCTCATTCCAATTTGTATTCCTCCGTTTGCTGTAAAATCAGCACCATTCACTATAACAACAGGAGTTGAAATTTTAAAATCTCCATCAGGAGCATTTGTTGGGTCTGAGTCATCTGATAATTTAACTTGTAATCCATTTACACTATCCCATAACCATTCACCACTATTAAGAGTAGAACCAGCAGGAACTTCTATCATAACTGTTCCTTTATAACTCAATGTTAAAGGTGCTATATAAGGCAACCAAGACATATTCCCGACTTGGTAAACATCACTCCCTAAATCAGTCCAAGAAAAAGTATTTCCATCTGATTGATCTATTGTTAATTTATTTTTTCTGAATAACATTTTTTTCTCCTTTTATCCAAATATAATTGCTTGTTTTTTTGCTATTGCTGTGGCTTCTTCTTCTGTTACTCCACTTGAAGAACCTCCTCCCGACAAACCAATCATTCTCCAAAAACTTCCATCAAACATAAATTGTATTGAATCGTTATCACTTATAACAATATCATTACCACCCGAAAGAATCAAATTACCTGTTAGATGTTTAAAAGTAATACTCTGACCTGTTTTAGGATAAAATATAGCTAATTGACCTGCTACAGCTCCATTGATAGTTGATACAGAACTTGAAGATGAATTAATTATATTTAAAGGTGTATTTACAGTAATAGTTTCCGAATTTTCATTTACTTCAACAGGATTCACTAGATTGAGTTTATCTTTTCTAACATAGGTCTGTGATATTTGTGAAGCTGTTAAATAATCAGGATAAGCAGGAATAGGAATACCATAATTAGAATCTAAAATTCCACCAGCTCTGAAAGGAGAACTCACAATAGGAGAATAATTAATATTGCCCGAACCAAGAACATAAACTTGAATCAATGTCCTAACGTTTTCTGATTTCGTTATACTGAGATTCTGCTCAACAAATAATTTGAATTTCTGAGTAAAGGTATTTAATCTAATTGAGACTTCTCCTTTTGTAGGGTCTGCTGTAGCATCTATAGGATTATCAGAATCCCAATCATAGAAGTCATTAGGTTGATTAACACCATCATTATTTGATACTCTAATCCATTCTATATTGTTATCATTAGTAATATCTCCTAGACTTGTATTCCAAGCAGGTTCAGAAGCACCTGAAGTTCCTGATTCATAGCAAACATACCAATCTCCGCTAGAAGATGAAATAGTATTGCCAGCAAAATAATTTGTATTAGCTAACCAAACAGGAGGGCTTGAAATCCTTTGTTCTGAACAGAACATTAAGTCATCATCAAAATTAAAGTTATTATCTCCTCTACAAGAAAATAAAGCATTTGAATCAAAAGGATAAGGAGTCAAAGGTGTTTCAGAATTTCTTTCTACTGAATAAAATTTTAAACATAAAATACATTCAGAAGCATAATTAATACGAGGCAAATCTATTTGCTTCACCTCATACCCACTTGTATCTATAAATTTTTTGGTTGATATATCAACTCTTAAAAATATTCTACCTAACATAACTATCTCCTATTTTTATTATAATATAATCTTTTTTCATAAATTTAATAATATTATACGTCTATGATTGAACCATTAGCTCCATTAGCTCCATCAGAACCATCTCCTAAATTACCAGTTCCTCCTGTTCCTCCAACACCACCATTACCAGCACTTATAGAATAACAAACTGCATTACTTTCTTTCTCTAAATCAGCACCGACTCCTCCGTGTCCACCATCTCCACCATATCCAAGACCCGAACCAGCATAATCTCCACCAGCTCCTCCATTTCCACCATCTCCAGCAGATATATTTGTAAAATCACCATTACTCAAATAAACTTCTCCGCCATATCCCCCAAAACCACCTTTTCCACCTGTACCATCACTATTACCAGTATAATCTCCACCACGTCCACCGACACCACCCTCACCAGCAGTTACATCTGAAAAATCCCCATCAGAAAGATAAATTGCACCGCCATTACCACCCATAGCACCATCTCTATAATTATCATAATCACCAGCACCGCCATTACCACCATTACCAGCTTGAATGTCTGAAAAATCCCCATAACTTATACCAATATCCCCAGCGTTATATCCTTTTTGGTTGTTATCTCCAGTTCCAGCGTTTCCTGTTCTGAAAGTAGAACCCGAAGATGATACAGGATTAGAATAATTCTGCAATATTTCAATACTACCTGAATTAATAGAAGAGTCTACTGTTTGAATATTATTACACTCACAACCATATAAACCTATTATAATATCCCCATTTTCTACATTATTGATAATATCATTTATTTTACAATAACAAGCGTTGGTTATTTTTATATCTTTATATATAGAATCAGCGTGTAAATTACTTATTTCGCAATGGAAAAGACAACTAATATCTAGTCTACCACAATTTGTGATTTTAAAATTAACAAAAGATAAAGGAGCATCATTATCAGGATTATCATTATAATATATAATATTCCCCGAAAACCTTGCTGTAGGAGTATCACTCCAAGAACTGTGAGAATAAGGTATAATAATTTTATAATTTCCGATATTATTCTGAAAGTCTAAAGTTTCAGTAATATTTTCATTAGGAGAGCAATAAATAATTCTAACATCATCATCTTGAACAGCATCATTAAAATTATTAAAAACTAAAACTCTATTATCTAATTCAGGAGGTATAGAATCTACATTAGAACACCAAGCTGATCTGTGTTCTTTTTCAGCAACATTTAATAAATTACCAATAAAAGGATATAAATTACACCATAATTTATAATTATAAGGGTCTACTGGATAGCTAAAAGGGATTTTATAACTACTATCAAAGATATAAGATAATCCTAGTGCTTTTTCAGCTTCATTATTATCAGTAACTTGTAATGTCATTCCATAATCACTCATTATAACTCCTATAATACTTTATCACATAAAGTAATCACATCATATCTTATAATACCTTTTCTTTCTTGATAAACTTTATTTTTATTTGGGTATGTATCAACTCTTGCAAAAACTACTTTTGCTTTACCAAATTCAAAAGCAGGAAAAATATAACTTTGTTTTATTTCTGCATCTGCATAGGTATTAGAATTAAAACCAAATTCAGCATAAATAAATATATTATGATTATTAGGAGTCAATACTAATTGTTTTTGTGGAATTTTAATTAGAGAAGTAACACTTTCAATATATCCAGCAATACCATAATTAGGGTCTCCATCGTGCGTAGGATCATATTTATCATACATAACTCCATCATATACGGAAATAGTATATGTAGCAGGGTCATAATCGCATTGCAAATAATGTCTATCTTCAACTACAGAACCGCTACCAAGAGCAGAAACATTGATTACTGTACCACTCAATTTTCTAGTTATAGTTATTCCTTTTCCTGCCAAAGGTCTATACATTTTTATATGTTTAACTATATTTTTACTCCAAGTTTTAAGATTCATTTTACCCCTCCCAACCTGGATTCCATTCCATATCTTTAGGTGCGTGTTGTAATGTAACAGATACCGCTGTGAAAGCATCTCCATCATCATCATAGACTAATCTTGTATCTTGCCCTATAACCCAACCAGTCCAATCATTTTCATATACTTTCATAGTCATTACACCACTATATTCATTGAAAGCTGATTTATTTTGAATTGGGTCTCCTTTGATATATCTTGTTATAGTAACACAACTCAAAGAATAAGTATGATTAGTTAAATTTCTATCAGGTCTTGGATGAAAAGGACAATTAACACCCTCTGTCCAAGTGCTTGTAGGGTCTGAAGAAGCGTCCTCATAAGCTAAAGTATTAGGTCTTTTTACATATCCAGTCATTTCTTCTGTTAATGTAAAAGAAGAGTTGCCCCATTCATATTCTACAAGAGAACCTAGAGCTTGACCTCCTCTTTTACCTCCGCCTCCGCCTCCGCCTCCTGAATTTTTATCAGTAACATTATTGATACGTCTAGCAGTAATGTTTACTGTCCATTGGAATCTACTAAGAGCTGTATAACGTATAGAATTAACTCTATAATTATCACCTGCCCAAGTATAACCTAGACTTTCATCTCTTGAATTTAGTAAAGTCCAATCAGCAAAATCATTAGGCTCAGGAAGCCAATCTAGCATTTCATCATAAGTTCCATAGAACTCCCATTTAGAATTTCTAGTTTCACTTTCTAATTCTATGCTACCATCTGTATTATCTAATTTACACCACCACATTTTAAAACCCTAACCCCTCGAAATCTATAACATCTTCTTTTTTATCAGCTAAATGTTTTTCGATTTGCGATAATAAATCTATTTGTTTATTTGCGGAAGAATCCTTTTCTTTTGAATCTCTATCCATAACTTTCAACAACCCTAATATAGCATCTGTTTGAGCTGTAGCTTGTGCATCTCCTTGTTCTAAATTCTTGGTAACAAGCTCATTATACATATCCTTTTGCTCTGATGTCATAGTTTTCATCATACGGTCAATAGTAGAATCTTGTAATGTAGTGCTTTTAGCTAAATCTCTATCGACAAGAGCGTTGTATGCTTTATCTTTAACCGTTTCTACTCCTCCAGCACTTTTCAGTTTATCTAAATAATCTTGAAGAGGTTTATCTAATTCTTTAAAATACTCTTTTTGTTTTTTCTCAGAATCTTTTAATTTAGAATCAATGGTAATCAAAGCGTCTATCCATTCTTGTTTTGCTTTTTCAGCTCCATCAGCATCGGCATTTTTTATCTGTTCTATAGCTTCTTTTCTTTTTAAAATTAATCTAGCTATAACATCTTCTTCAACACCTATTTTAGCACTTAATGCTTCTTTCTCACTTTTAGACACCATTGAAATCTGAATCATTTTATATTTAGTTTCTTTATCCATCAGATCAAGATTTGCTTCTACTCTATCTGTAGCGTCTCCACTTACCATATCTTCTAAATATGTTTCAAGTTCTTTGTATTTCGTGCTGTTAGGGTCTAAATGAATCATATCAAGGATATTGATTCCTTTTTCCATTTTAAATTTTTTATTCATTTGATCAAATGCTTCCATAGACATTTTACCAAGAGCGTCATTTAATCCAGTTCCTTGTCCTAACAACTCCATATATCTTCTTTTCTGTTCTTGTTTACTGATTTGTATTAATCTCTCCGATTCTGATTTTATTAGATTTTCACCTTTTTTAAAAGTATCTGAATTAATATCATAATTGAATAAATCCTCTATATCAAAACCCATTTCTTTTTTAAAGTTTTCATATAATTTATCTCTTTTACCTTTATCAACTGCATATATTTTTTTCAATAAATTATCTTTTAGTGTTTTTTGAACATCAGCTCCACCTTTTCTGATAGTCTCATCTATAGATAAATACTGATTTCTAACTTTTTTCCAAACTTCATCATTGCCTATTTTTCCAAAGGCTTTATTAAATTCTGTGGCAGTCATTGTTCCTGTTTGAATCAGAACATCTTTCCATTTTTTTAAATCGTCCATTCTTTGAGCTGTTATTTTACTATCCATAGAACTTGCTTCAGCTTTGGCTTCTGCTCCTCCAAAATAATAATCAGAAATAGTTTCTGCAAATCCTTTAACAGCTTTATTAACTGATTTGAATTGCATTAACCATTTACCTATAGTAGTTCCTACTTCCCAAGCAAGGAATATACTAAATGCTGTATTTAACATTCCCATAGATTTTGTGGTACTTGCTATACCTCCTGACATACCTCTTGTCATGCTTCCTTTATATCTTGAGAAAGACCTCATTTTATTAGAAGCAATTTCTAAAGCACCTGCATATTCTAAAGTAGCTACTGTAGCTTCTTGTCTACCCACCACTTCCATTTGCAAAGCTCTTAACATTCCCATTCTTATAGCATTTTCTTCTTGTTCTATTGGTATGGACATAGAAAGAGTTTCCATATTCCATACTATAGCTTTATTCAAAGAAGTTCTTGCTATAGTATCTTCAGCAACAGCTATAGCGTCTTGTTGTACGGCTTTAGTACCCATTAGAGTAGCTTGAATGTTTTTAGCCATAATAATAGAACCTGAAACAAGTCCACTTCTCAAAGCTAAAACTCCAGCGGTAACAGAAGCTAAAACAATATCGAATTTATCCATATTTTGCAACATAGAACCAAAAGCGTGAATACCATCATATAAACCAGTTAAAAGAGGAGAAAAAGCATTTCCGAAATTAATTAACCCTTTATTCATAGCTACCATAGAACTAGAGAATGTAGTATTAATTCTTGAAGTTTGAACTTCAAAGGCTTTCAAAGCTGAACCACTTTTATTTTCAAATTCACCCATAATATTAGACAAATCATCAAAACCCTCTCCTGCAAGAAATGATACAGATTTCAAAGCTCTAACAGAACCAAATAACTGTGCCATAACACTTACATTTCCTTTAGATGCTTTTCTAATTTCATTCAAAGAGCCAATAAGTCCTTTGGTTTTAAGACTTGTTGCTGAAAATTCTATCCCTAATTCTTCAGCCATTCTTTTAGCTTGTTCAGATGGTTTAATAAAAGATAGGAAAGCCTGATTTAATGCTACAATAGCGTGTTGTGTAGGCATTATTCTTGATAATGCACTTATACCAGCACCAAGTTCATTTAATGATAAACCTGCTGTATTTGCTGTAGATACAATTCTACCTAAACTTACTGCAAGTTCTGTTCCTGTAGTTTTACCTTGTTTGATAACCTGATAGAACCAATCAGAAACTTCTCCAGCGTCTTTAACCGAAAGGGAATAAGCGTTCATTAATGAAGTAACAGCAGAAACAGTCATAGATTGATCTGCTCTAATAGTTTTAGCAAGAGCGGATATTGTTCCTGTGAAATTTGACATTTCTTTTTCAGAACCACGCATACCTGCTGAATATGCTTGATAGAAAGCTAAAGTATTATCCTTTGCTAAACCTAGAGTATCACTTAGTTTTAGCATTTCTTCTCTGATTATGTTTATGTTTAAATCTGAAGCAATACTTGCTACGTTAGCTAATTCTTCCTCAAAATCAGATAAGGCATTTTTAGCTTTAGCAAAAACAATACCTGTAGCAAGAAAACCCATAGAGGTTCTAATAGCTGACATAGAATTTTTTGTAGCTTTTTGTGCATTAACTAATCCTCTTCTGTATTGAGAATCGTTTAAAACCATATCTACACTTATCTTACCAGCATTAAACATTATTTACCTCTTTTCATTTTAGCACTTTCTTCTCTTTTCTTTTTTAGAAGTTTATTCATGTGTGCAAATTGCATCCTTGCATTTTTAGCGTCTCTTTTTCTTTCTTCTTCAGGTCTGTTATAAATTGTTTTTGTATATCCAGTATCAATAATACTCAAAACTTCAGAACCGTTTGAGTTACTGATAGCATTTCTCAATATCAGATCAGTTTCAGATATTAATTCCAATCTTATAACAGGAATAGCTTTTAGCATTTTCCAAAACATATAAAAAGAAACATTGTAAACTTCTTCAATTTTATAATTATAGAAGTGGCAAAATTTCGCAATAGCATAAACAGGTTGTATTTCATATCTTACCTGCTCATGCCCTACTACTTTTTTTTCTTCTTTTTTTCCTCTATTTCAGGGTGTGTAGCTTTCCATAATATATATTGTGGAGAATTTACACCGAAATCTTTAATCACTTCTTCTTCAGTTCTTAATTTTTCCCCTAATAATAAAACATCTAATAATGATAAAAAGTCAAAATAAGGCAATCTATCAAGAATGATTTCCCAATCAGGTGGAAAATAGTTCTTAACAATATCTTTCATTATTTGATGTTCTGTTTTGCGTATTTCAGTCTCTTGTTTTTCAGTTAGATTCATAAGTTTTTCATTTGAAAAACCACCCATAGAAAGAGGGCAAAGTTTTAAAATAGTAAAACCATCAATGCTTTTCATTAATGGAATTTTTGCTGTTTTAGTTTCATTTTCAACTTTAACTTTTACTTCAACATCTTCTATATTAATATATCCAAAATCCATAGTTATTCCCTTTTTTAAAAATAAGAGTTCCCCAAAAAGGAGAACTCTTTAACTTTACGAAATTAAACCCATTATTTAGGGTCGATAACTTCCCATTCAGCTTGAGTACCCATAAAGAATGAAAGAGCTTGACCTTTCTTATCCAATACTTTATCCTCAGGAAATCCTGTGAAAGTCAATGGAATTTTTCTTTCTTGGTCTACTTTGAATTGGAAATCTGCTGATAAGTTCATTCCTGCTTTAGGCAAGACATAAATATTATCATCACCAGCTTCATCTGTAGGAACTGCCATTAATACACCAGCACCAGCAAATAAATCAGTTCCAGCTGTATTGTAGAATTTAACACCTACAACAGCAGTTAAAGTTCCAGCAGGAGCAGAATCAGGAGGAGTATTAGTGTCCATTAAAGTAACTGTGAAAGTATCAGGGTCATATTGAGCAACAGCTCCTTGAGTAACCTGTGCATTTTCATCAGTATAACTAACTATATCTCCAATCTGAACAGTTCCAGGGTCTGCTGTAAATTTGATTGTATTTGCAACAGCATCTCCAACATCTCCATCAGTAGCATAAGGAGAAGCATCAGGTACACTTTCAGCTCCAACCACTAAAGCACCAATCATTCCACGATTAAGCTCAACAGAACCTACTTCAGCAGTATATTTACCGCCAAGAGAAGTAGAACCTATTGGAGTTTGTCCATTTTGATCTACTAATGTATCGTGCTGAGTTGATTCATTCTTAATACTCGAATCTTGAACATAGCCTAGAGCCATACCTTTATAACTCCACCAAGCTGGTCCAATCTTCACATTTTTTGCATTTGCTTGTCTGTTTGACATTTTCAAATCCTCCTATTTAATTAATCTCTAAAATAAACAAATCCTGAAATAAAAACTTCAAAAGTATTACTACCATCAGATTTCAATGGTACAATTTGACCTCCGCTTAATTTTAATATTTCTGAAATCTTAACTCCATTCATAGTTAAACCAAAAGCAGGTAATTTAGTTCTAAAAACATTACACATATTTAAAGCTAAATCCCTATCCTTAAATTTACCATTAACTTGAAAATTAAATACAGGAATAAAAGTTTCATTCTCTTGTATATCATCAAGTAAATAAACACCTACAACATCAAATTTATCTTCAGGAACAACACCTCTGAAAATATCGACATCTAATGTCATATTTAACCATTCAGCAAAAATATAAGTTAAAGCTCTTTCTACTTCTATTAGTGTTACAGCCATTATAATCTTCCATCAGTATCTAATGTTACTTTAATTTTTCGTCCTATTATTTTTTCAATTTTAGCTTTGTTATTAAATACAGCGGTAGATAAAAACTTAGCTTGACCTACCCTATGAAATAACTCAACTCTCTCGTGAACAAAAACAGCATAATTTTGAGTAAAACCAACTCTAACTCCTACACCACTTCCTTTTAAAGGTCTGACATAAGCACTAGCTTTTAAAGCTCCAGTATCTATAGGAGTTAATTTTTGAGCCGAACCTTTAACAAACAAACCTGCTGTATAAATAGCACTTTGTTCAGCTCTCTTACTCAAAACTGTGTTTATATTTTTAAACACTTTATTAATATCTTGTTCTGTATTATTCATAAGATAATATACATATTTTAACGATAAAAAATAATTATAATGCTAATTTACAACCTATAATATCTAAAGTAGAAGTATTTTTTAAAACTATACAACCTTTAACATCATACTCTTTCCCTTGATGTTCTATTTTAGAATTTACAGGAATTTGCTTATCTGTTTTTACTTGGATAACGGTATAAACGTCTACATTACCAAAAGAATCTCTTAGATCAGAAGTTACAGGAAGTTCTATAGCATAGAACTCTACAGGTAATGCAAACTCAGGTTTTCCATCTGTATAAGTAGATAGTTTTTCTTTTATTGTTACAACTTCTCTATACATTATGTCAGTAATCATATTATATCCTCAAAATTAAAAACCCCAGGTAAAGGAAGTACATCATTACACTTCATACCATTAATTAATAAATGCTTTCTACAGCCGTCTATATGTGTCAACTCTTTGTCATTCCAAGCAACCCAACCCCCAATCCTAACAGAATGATATATGATATGATTTTTTATAAAAGACATATCATTTAGTTTATTTACATTAAATAAAACATCATCACAAAAGCATCTTAAAAAAATCTGAGTATTATATAAAATATCGTGGATTAGACCTCCAGGAGAAATATCTCTATCCCAAGAACCTCCTGCTATACTTTTACAAGCTCTAGGAATAGAAGCTCCATCCCACCAAAACCCTTTTAATATAGTAAATTTCACACCTTTAATATAGAAGTCATAATTTTTAGTTAATACTCTAAATTCAGCTTTAGTATTAAATTTTCCATTAGCAATATCATTAAGATTAAAATACTTTCTACTCTCTTCATATTCCTGAAATATAATTTTCATTTTGTTTTCTTTGTTTTATCTTTCTACATTTACGCCATTAGGATTCATCTCTACTTTTTTCTTTTGCATTAAATATTTTACTGTTTTATGTATATTTTTATCATTTTTAAAAGATAAATGATATTTTTTACCGCTATAGAACCAACAGGTAAAAGCAGGAACAAAAGTATCAGAATTTAAGAAAGAAAGCTCAAATCTTAAACCAATTCCCTCTGCACCCATAACTATATTCTTTTCTTTCATTTCCATCAACAAAGAGTTTATATCTGTTTGAGTCGTTTTAGAGACTTTTAAGACTGTTTTACCATCAGCTCTATAAAGAGTATCAGTTTTTGTAGAAACGCACCCTGAGAGCAATGGAAACAATAAAAAACAGTATATTATAAGTTTCATTTTAATTTCATTCCTTTAAAATCATAAACATCACAAGAAATTTTACCCTGTAATAGTAATTTTATTATTTCTTCTTGGTTGTTTTTTATATCTGATAAATCTTTTTCAATCATTACCAACTTTGTATCGTGAGTTATAACTTTTTCGACTAAATAAGCAGATAAACCTATCAAGGCAGATAAAACAATATTTAGAAAGTTATCTTTTATGAACAAACCCATTTTTAAATCTCCTTAATAAATTTAGAAAAACCCCCAAGATTTGAGCTTCTTTGATAGGCTTAGGGGGTGTATCATCATTTCAAACTGTTATAGGTCTATTGAGTTTTTGATTCTCTCAATAACGATTCCTGCACCAGCTCCACCTGATTGAATAGATGTATCAGCAGTTATTTTTTCTTGAATACGAAGTTTAGCTTTTGAGCCTCTAACAACTTCATAAGTCAAAGTTCTTCCTGCATCAACGTTACCACCAACTCCTAGAGCATAATCAACTGAACCTGATTGAGGAATATCAACCCAAGCACCACCATCAATAGATTCTTGCAATTTGACTTCATAACCAATATTAACTGATTGATCAAATAAAACACCTGATTGATAGTTGATTTTATAGATACCATTTTTTAGCTCTATACAATCTTCTGAATCAATAAATTGCATAAATGCTGGCAAAGTATTCAATCTAACTGAATCAAGAGTTCTTGTAACCCAAGTCAATGGAGCAGTTAAATCTGTATTTCCTGAAGTATCTATAGCTTCTATGATTCCATCTCCCTCTCTATGAAATTGAATCTTGCATTTAGGTTCAATCCATACAGATACAGTTAAACAACCAGCAGGAGAAATAGGTTTATCTACATCTACAGGTTTTCCAAAAGAAATCACATTAAGAATATCACACTCGCAAAATTCTTCTTTGATTTCCATACATTTTGTTCCACTTGCACCATCAATAGTAATAAATTCAACTGGCTCACCATTACGAGTAATAGCAAAAGTTTCAAGAGCATCATTAAATCCTCTCCAATTTATTTTAATATGCTTTGCAACACATTCATTTACAGCATAACCTATTTTAGAATTACCTGTAGAATATAGAGGAGATTTGTGTTTTCTGCTGGCATTTTAGCCTCCTTTTTTTTCTTTTTAAAATTAAAAAAACTCATTCTCATTCCTCCTTTTTTAAACAAACCAACCCTCATTTCTTAATTGATCTTCTGTTTTCTTAACAGTATTATTTAATTTATCCATTAAGATAACATAAGCAGGCTCACTACTTGGCAATGTGTCTATCATTTTATCTGTTAGAGGTATTGCACTATCTAATCCATTAATAACAGAATACGTTACAGAATTTTCTGATAAATCATTAAACAAAGTAACTATATCATCTATATCATTACTAGAACCTACATACCAAAAGAAAGGATATTTGTTTTGGTTTGTATCTTCTATAAGTTCGTGTATTCCTGCTTCTGAATCCATATAACTCATAACAGGTTGTCCTGATAAAGTCATTTGACTTGCTTGATTATGAATAACATCTGTACTATAACCTAGAGCATCTCCGAATATAGCCCATTTATCTTCTTTAATAATTCCTGTGATATATGTTTCAGTCGTTACAGTCTGTTCTCCGTAATCAGTAATAGTCCAACCATCTGAAATTAAACCATCGTGAGACGTTTTACCACCATTTGTGAAATAAGTATCTACTCTCAATTCTACATTTATTTGGTGTATATTATTATAAATTGAATTTAACAAAATATCATAATTAGTTGGTTGTAAAGAATATTCTCCTGTAGCACTATTTTGATTAGTAAAAAAGTTTTTCATATTAGTAACATTTGTTACTTTTAATAATGAAAAATCACAGTCTAAATCATCACAACCATTAAAGCAATGTTCTAAAGAATTTATATTATCAGGAATTTGAAAACCATTTAGTATCTCAATACCACTCGCCTCAAAAGTACCTTTCAATCTATCTATCATTGAATAGTCCCAATTCCACACGTCTAAACGTTTTAAATCAGGTGTATTATAGAAAGTTAATTCTCCTGAATAAGAGTGTCTAAATTTCAATGTTCCTGCCATATCACTAACAATAAGAGTTTTTGCGTGAGCAAATCCTGCAAACCCTGATAGACTACAAGTCCCCCAAGATAAAACAACTCTAAGTTTCTCTCTATCAATATCAGACTCAGAATAACCAAAACCAGCTATTTCTCCAAATACTTTTACTATATAAGTTCCAGGTGTATCGTATGTATGTATAATTCCACTATAGTCCAAACCAGTTAAATCATTCCAAGTATTATCTCCCCAATAAATTACGTTTGATGTAGGAGGGTGTGTATCAGTATTGAGTGGAATATTAACAGAATACTCATCTGTATAATTTTCCTCTCCTGCTCTATATGTAGTATCAATAATCATAGTCATAACATTGTTATTATCAATGATACGATTATCACCTACAATAAATCTACTATTATTTTCATTCAACCTGTGCATAATTTACTCCACGGGTAATTGCATTGAATATTTCTGAGTTCCATCCCATAATTTCATAAATAAATCACTACCACCATTTCTACTCAACCATAAATCTCCAACTTTCAAATCAGCAACATCAGGGTCAGCATCATATATCAAGAAATTAAATATAGAACCAGCCCCAGGAGCGTCCTCAATACTGATTGAAGTAGATTGTAATTGTCCATTATTTGTAGCAATTAGGTTTCTGATTCCTGGCAATGCAGTCATTATATTACTCAATAATGTTATAGCATCTTCAAATGTTTTTTCTCCTGCTATACTTTCATTTCCAGTTTTATGTACTACAGTTCCATCACCAGCCACATTATCATCACTAATAAGATTATTTAGTTCTGCCATAGTTGTAGGTTCGTGATTCTCTTGATCTCCAAATCCGTGTTTTTTGCTATGTCCGCTCATTTTATTACTCCTTAGTTAATTCAACGGAAAATCTATCTGTTCCATCAAAGTAAATCAATTTTTTAGAATCTGCATCTATATCTAGTATAAATAAATCGTGGTCTAATAAATCAGAATTATTAGGGTCTACTGTAAAGGCTTTAAGATTTGCTATATCTCCATCACTAATTTCAGTTCTTTTGATACATACTTTACCATCTTTATCAGGTAAAGTATAAACTCTATGTTTGCCACTAGCAATATCATTAAAATTAAATTCACCTATAGCAGTATTATCTGTATCAGACCGACTTTCTCTCCTGAAAGAACAACTCCTATAGTGAGTAGTAGCAGAAGTAACACAAGAATCTTCATCAACTCCAATACAACCCTCAAATCCATAATCTCCACCATTTGTTCTACAAGCAACAAAATCAGAACCGCCTCTATAGCAATATACGCAAGCATAAACATAACAAGAGGAGACTCCATCACAACCATAGAATCCAGTATTAGCATAAATAGCTTCACAACTTGCTACATCATTACAACTAAGATATGGATAACCAAATCTTTGTTCATTAGAATTATTAGGGTCTGAACCTGCTGAACAACCTGAAATACCATAACAGGCACTAAATCCTCTTTGAGGCTTTCTAATTGTTACATTATGAACTCTTTTACAGTAGACAAGACCTCCAATAGCATAATCAGTAAAAAGTAATGAATCTCTAACAGAGGCATTTGCAATTATTGAGTTATAAGTATTTAGATTTGTAACTGCATTTGTGATAGCAGGGACATACATTCTCCTAACAACTGAATAAATAGGTGCAAAGGCTGGATTTTCGTCTCCTGCAAAAGCTCCTTGAATAACTCCGTGATATTGAGCAGATAAATCAGTAATTTGAATTACACCAGTTAAAGAGAATGTACTCAATTCACAAAAAGCGTGTAATTGAATTGCTGTAATCATATCTCCTAGATTAGACATATTTACATCAAATATAACTCCTGTAATACTTTCTCCAATAATAAGTTCCACGTTTTCGTGAACTGTGATTGCAGTTTCTATATTATCAGTCCAAGTATAAGTTCCATTTCTACATAAAATTGTTCTATATGAACCATCTTCACAAGCACTTTTCAATTCAGCATAATTAGTAACAACTATATCATATTGAACAGAATTACCACCATTACCCTCACTATAGATACTCCATTGTGTAGGAGAACTATCAGGTGTATTTCCTTTATTATCATCTACTAAAGACTTATAAAGAGAACCACCATAAGAACAAAAGTCATTTGTTTTATATTTATTATAATCTCTATATTTTAGAGAATCCAACGCACCAATATTTGAATAACGGAATCTAGTATTATCTATATCAACATCATATTCAAGTGGTGCAATCATATTATCAGATACATAAGCATTTAGTTCAGCCGAACCTGTTACAATAGCACTTGAATTTACTGTGATAGTATCAGCAGGGTCGTGTTTTTCTGCTAGACGTAAATAAACTCTGACAAGTTTAGATGTAGCATTTTTAGTTATAATAAGTTTATCAAATTGAGGATTAGGATTACCTTGATATTGAGCAATAGTAAAATCAATATCAGTATAATCCCAACAGTTACCAATATTGATATTAACTGTAGGTTCATAGTAATCAGAAATTATCTTGATATTACCTTTCATACTTGTATGTTGTGGAATAGTAGCAATAAGAAGATATTGACCGACATTGATAGCTAAATCATTTGCAACTATATAATCTCCTTTAGGGACATTATTAGGCAAAGGAATTGGTTTATTTTCCCAAATACCTAGAGCAGAATTAAAAGCAGGAATATCATTATTTTGCGGATTTGTTATTGTTACATCATTCAGATCATCAAAATTAACAGGTGTTCCTGGAACTCCTCCATCTATCCAAGCAGGGTCTAATTTCCCATCAGATTTAGCAACTGGTATTCTGTGAGGACCTGGAACTTTAGAACTTCTATATTTTAAAGGATTATCTAACATTTGAACACCTCTCTTAATCTTTTTTAATGGTAGCTGTAACAGAACCCGAAGAGAAATCACCCTCTTTCATTCCTATTCTATAAGCTGTATTTCTCATTCTATCTATAATATCAATTTCTTCAGGAGCAGTAAAATAATCAACATCATTCCAAGTAGCTTCTTCATCTATACTTCTTTGAATTGTAACTTTACCAGCGAAAGTTCCGACTATAGAAACATTAGCAAATCCATCAGAATTATCCATTCCTGGGAATATAGAATCACTCCATATTCCATCTGCTGGAGGGGCTGAACTTATTGTAATATCAACTAAATATAAATCATTCATTATAGTACCTCAAATAATATTTTTTGATTTTCACTTATTTTATCTAATTTACCTGTAGGGTCAAGTAATTTAACCTTTTGTCCGTAATCTGTAGAATCTAATCCTAAACCCCATTTTCCTTGTTTTGTGATTGAGACTTCTCCTACACTTTCTTTTGAATTAACTGAATATGTAGAAGAAGCTAAATGTGCAGATAACCAACGTTCAATCTCTTTAAGTAAATCTTCAGACAAGCCATCATTTCCTAAATGCTGTTCTACTATTAGGTGTGCAGAATCACAATAAACTGTCAAATCTACACTATCAGGTAAAGGAAAGATTTCTTTAACCTCATCAGATGTTACTCTATTAGCCATTAGTTATTTCTTCTCCTATTACGTCTTTTTTGCTTCTTTGGAGCTTCTTCAGTTTCTTCTTCAGGAGCTTCTATCTCTTCAGTTTCTTCTGTTTCAGTTTCTTCTTCAGGAGCTTCTATCTCTTCTTCAATTATCAATTCAAATTTTTCAGAACCAAATTTTTTAATCAAGTTCTCATCAGATTCAACAATATCTCCTGCCGAACATATTTTTTTATTGATTTCGCATAAACCAGCTAAAAGTTTAAATTTCATTTTAAAATTTCTCCTATTTTATATATAAAAAAGGTTTTTGATTACTAGAACCTTAAAACTAGCTTGTAGGGGAACAACAGATTATATATTATACTTTTCCGTGAACTACACCGCATTTTTTGCGGAAGTCTGAGCGAATTTCAGGAACTTGAATTGCAAGTGATTTGTAATGTTTCAACATTCCACCTTTAGATTCCCATTCAAGGTTCTGAAGATTTAATCCATTGATAACTCGAACTGTACGTTTTTCCATATTAACTAGAGAAACATTACCAGCTTCTAGTTTATCAGAAATTTTGATAGCTCCAATGTTATCAAGTTTCATTATACGTTCTCTGATAGTAATATCAGAACCTGACTTATAATCAGAATCAAGTTTACCATTCCAAACTGTAGGAATATATAGGTAAAATGCTGAGTTAAATCCATTAGCAATTTGTAACGCTATCATACGTTGAACATCTTTAAGGATTTGCTCACCAGTTAGGTTCATCCAATCTCCTGTGAGAGTTAAAGTGCCTCTATCAGGGTGTGTTGTTAAACCATAAACTTGACCGCCACCGTATTTGAAATTAGAACCCATAAAATAGGTAGATTCAATAAGTTCGCCAATTACAGTACCGCACATATTGACCTGTGTAGTATCTAAAGGAGTACCAGTCTTTCTGCTCATATTAAGAACACGAAGATTTAAGTTAAATCCTTTATGTGCTATTGGTAAAGGCATTGTAGATAGCCCGTATTCAGCTCTATCATTAGAATCAACTGTTTCAGCATCAATGCTAAATTTAGCAGGACCGAAGTCTGATACTGTTTGACTTTGAATAATTGTATTACTCATTCCATCAATATCTAAAGATAATCCTAAAGAAAGTAAATCTTGAACACCATTTAGAACTGCCTTTGCAGATTCTACTAATTCAGTATCAAGATAAATCCATTCATCTTTACGAAGAGTAGCACTATTACAAAGGATATTTTTCCCTTTGCTATTAGTGATATAGAATTTACCATCTTTATCCGAAATCCAAGGTCTTAAAACTCCAGGGTCGAAGTTATTTTGCAATAGGATTTCTCCTACAGAACCGTGAACTTGTCCATTCATAATTACATCATTCATTTTAATTTCCTCCTAAAATAAATATTATTATATTACTTCAATTACTACACGTTCATCAGCACCAGCAACAGTTTCTTTTGCAACCGCAAGAGCAACTCCACTTGTCTGTTTAACGAATTTACCAGCAGTTCCTGACTCAAGTAAATCACCCTCGTCAATAGCTCCTGCTGAAATAGCGTTGATTTCTTCACCTTTTGCAGCAAACTCAAGAATAACTCTATCTCCAACAGCATAGTCATCATCAATAGTTTTACCTTGATGGTCGTCCTCTACTGCAAAACAAGCTACTCCAGCTCCTCCAGCGTCCTCGTGAGGTGTTACTTTATTCCCTGGCAATCTTTGAAGTAACATTCCAGGTTTGATAGCTAAATTAGCTTCCGCTTCTTTTGTTAATCCATTACCAGCCACGATAATTGTTCTAATTGCTTCACTAGACATTTTTCAATCTCCTTTTTTAAATATTAATTATTTAGATTCAAACAATGATGGAACTTTCAAAGGTTCTTCATCTGTTTTTGAATTGTTTGTTTTAGGTTCATCAGCATTTCCACCTTTTCCTGCATAATTTTTAACAGGTGCAATCAAAGAATTAATTGCTGTCAATTCTTCAAGGTCTTTTGCTTTTAAAGACTCTTCTGTGAAAGTGCAATTTTTCACTTTAAGAATGTTTGCAATCAAATCAGATTTTTCTGATTGTAATTTTGAAAGTCCAGCTTTCAAAGTTTCTCTAATTTCTTTAGGTGCTTTATCAAGAAACTCATCAATGTTATTTGTAGTTTCTTCATCATCAGAATTTTCTTCTGCATCATCATCAGAATTTTCATCAGAATTTTCCTCTGAATTTTCTTCCACATTTTCATCAGAATTTTCATCAGCATTTTCATCAGACTCCTCATTAACGATAACCTTTGAAAGTTTTTCTAGCATTGATTCATTCATTGCTAGAAGTTCCTCTCTATCAGCTTCCTCGAATTTTTCACTTTCAATAAGTGAGTTTACAAGAGTTTCTTTTTCCATTTTACTTACCTCTTTTTTATTATTAACTATTGTACCATTATCCAATCTTTCATATATAAATCTCATTCTTACAGGAATAGGGTCTCCTGATAGTTGAAAATCACCATTAGAGTCTGTAACATAATTTCTCATCAATGTTTGTGGTTTATCTCCCATTTTCTCTAAAGTATAAATAACAAAACCTGGGAAAACATCATCAAGATATAAATAATCAGAATCATCTACTACTTCTAAAGTTCTTAATAAAGTTCTTAGATTATCCCTTGTTTCATCAAAAGATTTGATTTGATTTTCGATAAGATCAGGTTTAATTCCGAACATATCCTTTATTCTTTGGATAAAACTCTTTTTTTCTTCTTGCATTTCTTTCTCCTTGTTAATTCTAGGCATACCAGCTCCATCAGCAACACTACAAGCTCCTATATCAAAAGGAAGCACCGCTAAATGGTCAGGTTTAATATTTATAACAGAACCCTCAAATTCTGAATTATTGTATGTTCCTGAAACATCTACAGATTCTCCAAAAAGTCCTGTAGATACTTCAATCATTTCATTATTGTTCAATTTATTTAAAATAGCAGGACATATTTTACTGCATTTATCAATATTCAACCAAACTTCAGCTTTAAGTTTTTCATCTTCAAACTTACTATTATATACTGTACCTATTTCAACCTCTTCTTTAATTTCAGGTCTACCTGCTGTTTTATTATCAATAGGATGGTCATATAAAACAGGTCTACCATTCCAACTTTCAGGAAATTTAGAAAGCTCTTCTTCAGAATAAAATAAATTATTCATAACACCAACTTTAGCCATTATAACAGGAATTACATAATATTCAGTATTTTCTAAAGTCTGCTTTTTAACAAGAGCTGACATATTCTGTATAGCTTCGTTGATATATTCTTTTTGATTTAAAATAAAATGCTGTCTATTAGTTTTAGTTCTATTTCCCCAAGAAGTAGAGCAAACTGCTGTTCTTTGACTATTATCAGGGTATTCTGATAGCATAACACTATCACTCACACAACGACTGATAAAATCATTTTCTTTTTCATCTTTTTTAGGTTTTGGTATAGGCATTTTCAAAAATCCTTTTTGTTGTTACTTATAATATAGTATTTTTTTTAAATATAAAAAATTTATTAATTATTTTTCAGCAAAATCTTCAAGATATGGAATTGCCACACAACGGCAATTTGGGTGCTTTGGAATCATTCCTCTAATCTCTTCCAAAGGAAAAACTCTACCCTCTAAACTATCACATTCAGGACAAACATTAAATCCTGCTGTACTCCATTCAGCTTGAACTTTTACTCCTTGAATACCAGCTTTTTCATATTCAGCTATATTTGCTAAATGGTGAGACCTGATAATTTCTGTTCTTGCAATAACTCTAGCTCTTACCGCTGTTATGGTATCTATTTCTTTTGCCATAGTTCTTGCAATAACTCTAGGAGATTGTCCGTTAATCAGTCCATCAGATAAAATTCTACTGATCTGCTGTCCCATATAATCAGTAACACCTTTTAACTCATTAAAAGTTCTAGTGAAAAGGTTTTCAACGGTAGCTCCAGCTATAGGAGAAGCAAAACCATAATCTATAATTCTTGAAGTAGAATCTGCTGGTAGTATCTTGTTCAATTCAGACTTACCTCTTCTTATTCCTTTTTTATATGCTGAGTCAATATAATAATCAGTCCATAGTTCAGGAGCAACATTATAACTTCCATCAGGATTCAATGTTACCTTTTCAAATATGTTTAATTCTATTTGAGAATCCAACCATTTTCTAAATTCTTCTATTTTACCTTTATCTGTAGCAAAAGCATAAATATTTAAAATTACTTCGCTATGTTCTTTGGTATTGAAAACTCTATTAACAGCTTTTTTAACTTTACCAAATCTAACATTCATCTGCCTCACAAAGGCATCTCTTAATGTCTTTGTGCGTGATGGGTCTATTCTCAATACGTTATTAGTTTTCAAATTATTACAAACTAAACACATAAAATTCCCCTTATTGAGTTTCTTCTGTAGGTGTAGTATCTTCAGTTACAACAGGTTGTGTAACTTCTTCGATTGTATCTTCTTCCATATAAGATTTAGCCATAGCCTCTAAAATATTTTTAGCTTCTAACTGTGAATAGTTTAGAACTTTGGTTAAGAAGTATTCAGGAGGAATTAAATTACCAATTCCATCTTGAACATAAGAACTCAATACTTTAGTTATTTTCAATGCTACGTCTGTTTTCTCTGCTACAGAATCCACGTCAACATCTTCCCATTGTATTGTATATTCTTCAGCTTTAGGTGATGTTAAAATCCCTAATTCTATCATTCTATCAATAAAAGGTCTTAAAATAACAGTATTAGCAAAAGTTTGTCGTCTATTATCTACACGTCCCATTAAATGTTTAGAATCTTGTTCTCCAGCTAGTTTACCCTCTTCACTACCTATAAGAATACGTTTTGGTATTCCTGTAGCTCCTGCTATAAGGTCAAGTTCTGTTTCAACGTGTTCTTTAGGAGATTCAACAGAAGTATTTAACTGTTTTCCTGTAATACCTTTAGTCAACAAATATCTCTTCAGATCGTGTTCAAAATCAGAAATACTACCTTTAATATCCTCAATTTCATCTGTAGTAATATCAAATTCTTTGTCTATTTCATAAATTGTACCTGTAAAACCACCTTTCCAAAACATTTCAGTAGCACCTGCAACCGTTGTTTCTATGTCTTGAAGTCTATTGTAGACATCTTCCAATCTAGGAGTACCAATAAAATCAACTTCTTCAGGATTTTCTGCAACGTGTAAAATTCTGCTATAATGCACTTTCATTTGCTTTTTGCTTTTTGTCAAAGGGTCAAGCATTTTAATTGTATACATTTCAGGTTTTCCATAATCAGGAGAGGTAATATCTGAAACATATTTATCAATAGTAATATTATTTTGTTTATAAGGAGTTACATACAATAATTCTCTTCCATTTACACAAGGTTTATCAAAATCTAAACCATCTGCAAAACCTAAAAATAAAACAGCAAACTCTCCTATTCCTGAAAGTCTATCAACTCGTTTAAAATATTCTTGCAATCCTATTTTGTCTTTAAGTTTTTTAAATTCTGTTTCAAATGTAGAGTTTTCAGCTTCTTCAGTATCAAATACAGTAGGAAATTTAGCCCAAGTCTCATCAGCCCAAAAATTAACTACTTTTTTGGAAATATCTTGTCGTCTATATCTAGCATAATAATCTTCAAAGTCTAATTTATCTTTATACCCAGCGGAAGCGTACAAATCCCTTTCCCCATCAAAAGATTTACCTATTCTATCAGTCAAAGCTCCCCTAGATAAGTTCTTAGAATGTAAAAGCATATTATAGTAAAGTTCTCCACGTTCTAGTACAGATAAAGACTTAAACTTTTCTGTAGCCTGTAAATCTTTAACATTTTTAAGTAAAGATTTCTTTTTCTTCTTTGTAGACATAATAAATTTTCCCTTTTAACAATTATTGTATATGTATAATATAAACACAATATCACTTTTAACAAATTTAAGCAACAATAACTTTCTTTTTGCTATGTAGCTGATTGAAAGCTCCTGAAGAAGCGTCAACCTGATCTTTATATTTACCAGCAGGGAATTTTTTCAGCTCTTCAACATACACTTTATTCCAATCTGCTTTAAGTAACAAAACATTACCAGCATTTACCTGAATAGCAAAAGGTTCAGCTCTAGCTTCTTTATCTCCTGTAGGTTTTTCAGCTTCTATGATATGTCCTGCAAGATTTCTGATTGTAGCTTGTGCTGATTCTTTTCCTCCTGAACCTGGCTCTTGCTCTATTCTAATTCTCGTATTAAAACCATCTAGTTTAGCGGTTTGTTTCATTATTTTTTCTCGTTCCAATGCTTCCCATTGACCTCTAATAACATCTAATACAATAAATCTGCCATCAGTCATTTTTCCAACTTTAACACCAGCGGTAAAAGCTCCTTTATTTTTACTTCCAGCTTTATCCCAATATCTAACAGTTTTAACTATTTTTTCAGGAGGTAAATCTACAATTTCCATTTGATGTGGTTTGAACATTCCACCTTTTCTTGGAGATGGTCTTTGTTGAAGCTGTCCAGCGGAAGCATATTCCCCTAAAGCACTTTTTACCTCTTCCATTTCTTTTCTACCAACACGTCTTTCCCACAATAATTCATTCTCTTTTTTTCTTGGGTCTTTCCACCCTAAACTAGATATGATTCTATTCTCTCCCTCATATTCAGCAGGTATGCAAACGTGATTCCAGTCTTTATGGTTCTTTGCTAAAACGTGTCCTGTCAAATCTCCCTCGTGTACCCTTTGCATTATTATAATATAAGCACCTGTTCTAGGATTATTTAAACGAGTAGACATAGACTCATCCCACCATTGAATAGTCATATTTCTAACAATCTCTGACTCTCCCTCTACAACGTTATGCGGATCATCAATTACAATTATATCAGCACCCTCACCCGTTAATGCACCACCAACAGAAGTGGCAACCCTATAACCCCCTTGATTGTTCTCAAACTTGATCTTTGTATTTTGGTCATCAACTAACTTAAAATCAGGTTGGCAATGTTTAACAAAATTCTCATATATAGGATTTTGGATAATACGTCTACATTTAATACTATCCCTAATACTCAAACTTTGAGCATAAGAAGCAAACAAAAACGAAGTCCCAGGCTCACTTAACCACACCCAAGCAGGAAAAAACACACTACTAAGCAAACTTTTCATGTGTCTAGGAGGTATATTTATCAATAATCTGCTAATTTCCCCTCTTTTTACAGCTTCCAAATGATCTGCAATACACTCTATATGCCAATTATTCATAAATAACTTAGGCTCTATGTATCTCCAAGTCTTTTTTGCCATAAATAAAAGATTACGTTTAGCCATTTCAGCGTCAACCTCTTCCATTTTAGGTAATTTTCCATCAAACATATTATTTATTCCCCTTTTTCAGAAACTTCTTCTGCATCAATAATATTATTCTTAGTCAAATAATTATCTCCATCACCTGTACTTTTCTGTATCAATCCCCTTAGATTCTTCAAATCATCATAACTCAACTTATCTAAATCAATACCTTTTTCCTTGTTCTCATTAATTTCTAAACTATTAATAATATTAATCGTACCAGCAACACTATCAGCACTCACATTCTTTTCAATCCACTTAAATCTATTCCTCATCTGTGATTCATACAAAACATTGTTAAATCTGTTATTATTAACATTCATTCTACCAATCTCTAACCACCAATGGTAACTCATTAACAATCCTAATTCAACAGCCTCCCTAAAATCCCTATACTTCTTAACCCAAGAATTAAATCTAGTTTGCGGTATTCCTAATTCAGCCATAACACTATGTATAGTTCTTCCATCAGCCAAAATACTATATGCTACCTGTGGAAATAACCCATTATCATACTGTTTAAACTTACTCATAGCAAATGATGGATATTTCTCAAGTAATTGTCTCTTCTTCAATTCTTCTAACTTTGTTTCATCATCAATATTCAAATCATTCAATATAGGTGATTCTGTATGATGCACTACAGCTTCTGTTTTTTTGTTTTTACCAATTTGAGAGGGGTTCAATATCTTTTTTGCGGAGCGTTCTAAATTCTCTGTAGGGTCAGGGAACTTTCTCTTGTCATCCCTTTCTCTTCTACGTCTATCATTTCTTCTGCGTCTATCAGTATTAGATTTTTTAAGTAATTCTATAGCTTTCATAACCAATGTTCTCCTATAACATATTATACTCTTTCTCCTATAATATACAAATTTTTTGCATTTTAAATAACTTTTGTTCAAAAATCACCTTAAATTTTTTTGGAAAATTTTTTGGAGGTTGGTTTTTGTTTTTCGATTTTTATTTTTGGTTTTTCGATTTTATATATATATATTATATATATTCATTTTTTGTTTAAATGAAACTTCGCATATAGGGGATTTCGTTTTTTATAGGTGTTTGTGATGGTGTTTATGGTGTAATTGGGCAAAATCGTCTTAAATTTTTTTGTAAATTTTTTTGGAGTTGGTTTAAAATCGTCTTAAATTTTTTTCTTGTAATGTGTGTGGGTTCATCGCCCAAATACATAAGTCGAAATCTGCGAAATTAAAATTTACAAAAAATGATTTTTTTTCGACTGAAAAACACGAAAAAATCGTTAATTAATCGATTAATTAAATTTATTAATTAGATTAATTAAAAAATCTCTTATGTAACCTATTGATTATTAACAACTTATGTATGTAACGTCGCATAATATACATTATGTTAACCAAAAAACTCTTATTTTTTTAAAAATAGGATATAAAAAGAATAATTGTATATACAACGTTATTATTTAGCATATAAAGCAATATAAGAGCAATTAATATATATCTATACTTGTATATACATTTTAATATAAAATTAATCCAGTAATACCAGCAACGCAAAAAAAGAATATATATATAATATATATAAAAATAAATTATATTGAATAATGCAATTAATTAAATTAATGGTATAGATTAAAGCATAATAAGCAAAGCAACGCAAAATACCTGGATCCTGGATCAAATACCTGGATCCTGGATCAAATACCTGGATCCTGGATCAAATACCTGGATCCTGGATCAAATACCTGGATCCTGGATCATATACCTGGATCCTGG